AAATTTATTTTATGATTTATATAAAGGCGCTGAAAAAAATAATAACGGCTGGACCGGTGAGCGCGTCGATTGGTGGGAAGTCCCGGGTAGAGATGAGGATTGGAAGGCCAATACTATAAAATCTCTAGGAAGTTCAGAAGCATTTTCGCAAGAGTTTTGTAATGTATTTCTAAAAACAGGTGAGAGCGTAGTTGATGAATCACTTTTCGAGAAGCTTAAAGAGGATATTAAAGAGCCTGCGTTTATATTTGATGATGGTCATTATCTGGTGTGGGAGCCGCCGTACTCAGGATAAAATCTATGTTGCAGGAGTAGATGTAAGCGAAGGCGTAGGTCAAGCTGCGTCAGTTATTCAAATTTTCGATATAACAGATCTTAAAAATATCGAGCAAGTTGCTGTATATCACAACAACACTATTAATCCTATACAATTTATAGCCAAGTGTTTAGAGGTGTTTCAAAACTGGGGCAACCCACCTGCGTGCATAGAGAGAAACAACTGCGGTTCGCAGGTAGTAGATCAACTGAGAGCTCAACACAGTTATCAAAACATAGTATCATACGGACCAAAGATTGGGAGTAACGTCTATGCCCGTCTAGGTATATTAGCTCATACTAACACCAAATATAAGGGTGTTATGAATATGAGATATTATTTAAACGAACTTAGGGCCGTTAAGATACGAGATATTCGTACGCTTACAGAACTTAGAAACTTTGTAAGAAGTGCTAATGGTACGTGGGGTGCTGCTGCAGGTTCTGATAGCTGGGATGATAGAGTGATGAGTTTAATATGGGCACTCATAATTTTAGAAAATGAATTAGCCGACAAGTACTTCGAAATAATAGATAAAGATGCAAACGAACGACCACTATTAATAAAGCGGTTTGATTACGGTATAAGAGAGTTTATAGATCCTTACGCAAACATTAATAAATTTGAAAACGAAAACGGAGTTGGATCTACCTATACTCATAAGTGGTGATAATTATACCTCACCATACGATGTAGATATAGAACAATTACGCAGTGATGGTTGGAGAATGCCCGATGAGCCCCATGATTCGGGATGGAGAACATTAAATACTAATAGTCGCTATGAGTGATTATATTCAATCGCCGTTCAATAAAGTACGTAAGGATAAGTTTATAATGGTCATACCAGTCCCTAAAGGGCTTAAAGGAATGATTCGTAAATTTGCACATAATGATTTATATGCAGACCCTGATACATTTACCATGTCGGTGTATGGGGTGATAGCCCCGGCTATTAAAGTCCCCTCTATTGATAATAAATATGCAGGACAATCCGTAAAAGTTTCAAGCCATAGTCGTTTAACGTATCCGACCTTAACTGTTAACTTTACAGTTGATAACAGATTTAATAATTACTGGTTCATATATAAGTGGTTAGATATATTAAACGACGATAAAAAATCAATATACGACAGCAATGATATTGTCGATGTAACTAATTTGCCGAGTAAATTGGTAAATGGTGCCGATGTTCATGTAGGTACATATAGTAAGCAACTGCAATACTACTCGACTGATATATCAATATTCGCTTTAGACGAATACGAAAAAAGGGTAGCAGAGTTCGTTTATACTGGGGCTTTCCCGAGTACTTTAGGAGGAATTGATCTATCTTATAGAGATGGCAGCGAAATCGATATAACAGCGGAATTTGAATATAGTCAATTTGCTGTTTCTTTAATAGAGCAAGTTGATTCTATATAATAAGTGAATAATGATGAAAAATATTTTTTGCAACTATAAATAATTATATATGGCACGACTTGAATCTCCTGGGGTATCGATTAACGAAGTTGATCTTTCGTTACGTCCAATACGATCTGCTGCGACTACTATCTTCATTCCTGGTTTTGCTCAGAAGGGACCGACAGATGACGCTATTAAGATCGCCAGCATATCTGAATTTGAACAAATTTACGGTAAGCCGACAAACGGTGCAGAAAGATATTTCTATCATCACTGTCTATGCAGCTCTTCAGAGTCCTGCAGATGTATTAGTTACTAGACTACCTTATGGTACTGCTGTCGATAATTATAGCGTCTTAGGTTTTCCTGCAATATATCTGTCTGCTGGTGATTGTACCGGTGGCGTCGCGGCCTTAACAGCACAGCACTATATTCAAACAAGCGGTGTTTATATGCTCGGTGCACCTACGCATTATACTCTAACTCGGCCACAGTATGACAGCTGGTTACAGGGCAGTCTATTTGCCTACAGTACAGCATGCGGTCAAAGCACGTTAAACAGTAACATCTCCTCTCTAAAGCATGCTGCACTAATAATTGCAAATCAGTCTCAATCAGATGTAAGCTCTCAAAAGGAGGGGTACTACATCGGTATTGTAGATAATACAACCTTATCTCCGGGGCTCGAGAATAAATCAATTCGTAGAATATATACTCTATCTAGTGAAGATAGTTTTGAAATTTTAAGCACCGACCGAATCGGGTCCGCGCTAACTGGTGGTGATACGGAAGAAGGCAGTGTATCACAGATAATCGAATCCGGAGCATCGTCGTTTGATCTGACTCAGGATAGATCGTATGATGATATATTATCAATTTGTGTATTTAAACTGAGCCAATCTGTTTTCAGTAAGAATAGTATTCAATTAAGTGTAAACTTAAACGAAGTATATCAAGGTTCCCTTGATTCTCATAGGCAGCAAAACAGCGATCAAGGAGGACCTGCTACGAGCTACTTTATAGATACTATCGCATCAAAGTCTCCTAATATAATTGTTAAGACGAATCCGTATCTCAGTAGAATAATTCAAGGGAATACGTATCTCGGTAACAACGGTTTACCAACTGTCAAGATAAGAATAGCTAGCCCCGGGTTGACCGATAGTCCTAATCTAGATACTATAAATCAGTTTACTAGTGCGGCTAACGCGCAAAATAGATGCGATTTTATTGGGTTATCCGGTACCGCTAGTATTCAAGACGCAGTCGCAGCAATTGGCCCAGCCGATGCCCTATACCCGGCTGGCGTATATAATCCGGTCGATCTCAGCGTTAAAATAATTGGTAATGTTCCTACTAAGTTAACTAAAATTTTCGATACTTTTAAGAATTCAGATGTATTTCCGTTTGATATAGCTGTCGAGGCTGGTCTTGGTACTATATTTGCCGCGGCCTGTGCTAACGACGGGTCGTTTGATGACTTTACATATTTCGATATAGGCTCCGCAGCTTCCTCAACTGGTGCAGCTACTAAGTTATATAAACAAAGTCAGCCTGATAGTACTGATCCCAGTACTAGTAACTATAGGGCTGTGCTCAATACATTCCAGGCACTAGTAGACGATGTTTCTAGAAAAGATTTTATTATAATCGCAGATCCTATTATTAACATCTTTATACAAGGCGGCACATTTAAAAATATTAATAAGGAAAGTGCAACTATTAGTAAGGATATCTACTATCCGCTCAGGAATCTATATGCTTCATATAATACGAGCTATATTACTACATATGCAACCTGTGTAAAGGTAAGCGACCCGTCGTCCGGTATGTTTACGTGGGTGCCGTTCTCTGGTTATGCTGCGAGTATTATGGCAAATACGGACGCCAACTTCCAACCGTGGTATGCTCCTGCCGGGTTTACCCGAGGGATTGTAGGTAATGCACTCGATATTGCGATATACCCGAGACAGAAGGATCGTGATACTTTATACAAGAGTTCCTTTAACCCGGTTGCATTCTTTCCGAACGAAGGATTCGTTATATACGGTCAAAAGACACTACTCAAGAAGCCGTCTGCGTTCGATAGAATTAATGTTCGTAGATTGTTTATTGCACTAGAAAAGGTCACGAAAGAAACTCTCAAATTCTTCGTATTTGAACCAAACACCCTACTTACCAGGACTCGGGTTATTAATACTTTAACACCAATCTTCGAAAATGCTAAGAATACCGAAGGCGTTTATGATTACTTGATCATCTGCGATGAGAGAAATAATACCCCTGATATAATCGACGCTAATGAATTGGTAGTCGATATTTACCTTAAGCCGGTTAGAACTGCAGAGTTTATTCTCTGTAACTTCTATGCAACTAGAACCAGCGTTGACTTTCAAGAGATAGTTGGTTAGTTATTCTATTTTAATATAAAAATCTGCAATCTAATTCCTAAGAAGATTAGCTGCTAGCTATAAATAATTACATGGCTGACGTAAAACAATCAATCACAGATTTCTACCGAGTAGCGCAGAATCGCGACTTTGCGCGTGATTTTAACTTTAGACTACTCTCAATCGACACAGGCGGCGCAACTTCTGCAACATATGATGAGGATGATTTAGTATATCTAAAGTCAGCTACTTTACCTGCGCGTGACATTACAAACGTACCAATACCGTACATGGGATTAACGTTTAACGTACCAGGTGGTGCTACTTACCCGGGTAGTGCGGCGTATTCTCTTAAATTCTATGCTGATGCTCAGTCCAATGATTCGGCAGAAGTTCGAGCAGTGGTCGCGTGACGTTTTTGATGATGCAAACAGCACCGGTAATTACTTTACTCCGCGCGCAACGTCAACTATTAACATGGTTCAGCTAGACAATCAGCTTACGAAAATCGCACAATATAAATTAGTTGGTGTTAGTATTATTACCTGTGGCGCCCTTGGTTACGATATGACCGGTGGGGGTAGTGCGATAGAGTTTGATGCAACAGTATCTTACCATTACTGGACACGCAGCTAGTATTAAAACTATACACAAAATAGCCTGCTATGCAAATAGCAGGCTATTTTTATAAGTAATGGTATAATGAACGACCCGTTTACTAGTGCGATTAGGTCGATCGGACAAAATATAAGTAAGATTGCAGGCGGCGAAAATCCTCTATTTGCGCCGCAGCTTGCTAATTTATTCGGCTTCAATCTCCCCGGTGTACCTATCGTAAGTGCACGAGATTACTTTCTAACGCAAATGGAGTCTTGGAATACTTCTATTCCTATTAATACGCAGTGGATAGTAATAATAGATAAGTATCCAAAATGTATTAATACAGCTATTTTACAGGGTCTAGAGCGAGTTGACGGCGATAAGAAGGGATTTGATATTAACCGCGCGGTGAGTATCCTAACATCATACCCCCTTCAAAACATAACAGGATGCATCTTCGCGCAGGGGGTAGATATACCGACTGATAGCTTAACTGTTGGTTCGGTTAACATACAAAACCATGCAGGCTATACTCCTGCTCCGATAGCAGGTGATCGAGTATACCCTAATCAGCTCACCATGCAGTTTCTAGAAACTAATACCTCCTTTACCGATTTTGTACTTAGACCGTGGGTAATAGCAGCATCACATTTTGGGTTTGTTGCACGGGATCCTGCTAACCGTAGTGAATCAATTAAGAATGTAAAAGCGAACGTAACTATCTTACAATTTACTCGTACCTTTCGAGGCATTGCAATGATACCTCGAAAGATATGGAGATTTTATAATTGCTGCCCGATTGAGATAGGTAGTCGTAGTATGGGGTATGATGATGCATCATCATTAACTGAGGGGCGCGGATTAATGTCTACTAAGTGGGTATACTCACACTATACATTAGAAACAAATTTCTACTTTCCTCTAGTAAGCATAATAGATAGAATTTCTAAAGGCACCCTACCAAGTATACTAGCTCCTCTCAGCAAAAACCTCGATATTAGAGGAATATTTTAAGCAGCTGCCTGCGCAGGTGCAGGCATTTGAGTAGCAACCTGTGCCTGCGCTGGAGATTGGATAGGAGTCTGAGGAGGAGTCGGCATAGGAGGTACCGATTCCCCTGTAAATGCTTGTAAAGCGGATTTTATTTTTCCTACGTACGGCCGGAGTTTTTCATTTTTACTAGCTTGGTCGAGAGCTCCGTCTATGAGACCTTTGTTAGATTTAATAGCCTGTTGTATTTTGGTTATCTTAGGACTTACTGTTACAACAGCCCGCCTGCCTTTAATAATACCTTTAGCTGCTACTCTACCAGTAGCTCCCAGAGGTTTAACTGTCTTAGCTGCTTTTGCAAGATAAATTGCAAGCCTGCCACCTTTACCGACAGCATCGCCTACTACAGGTATCATCGAAATTAACGATAAAGCTGCATTTAGATATTCGCCCTCTGTTGCATACCATATCGCGTTAGTAAGATCAAAGGCTGCTCCAGCACCGAATCCAGCATCTGCTACGACTCCACCTACATCCAATGCAATGTGGCCTGCTGTGTTGAGGATGCCTTCGTTTGCAGTTGTGTAAGCCTCCCAGATAAGTTGACTATCGCTATTCATGTGTATATATTTATATTGCTGTATGAAGTTTTATAGTGAGATAGCACTGCCGGAGAGTAAGACTGCTGCTAAGGTCAGACAGTTTACGTTTGCTGATTATATCACGGCTAATAAGTTTATACAGAATGGAGTAAACGCCCATATACAAGATTGTTATATAGAACTGGCTGCAAAGTATTCTAATAGTCTTAATCTTGCAGGTTTAGATGCTCTCGTAGTTCTTATTTTTATGAGAGTACTGTCAGTGGGAGGTACCCTCTAAGCTTACTTCAGGTAACACTGTAACTGAGATAGATTTATATGGATTGTATGCAGTCATTGTCTACTCTAAATGTAACTCCTCAAGTAATATTAATATCTGATAATATTAGTATTATTATCAAAACCCCTGCTAAATTTATTGATATTAATAAAGAGGATTTTATACACGCTATCATTATTGACGGTATTAGTCGTACTCTTCTTCCAAGACGAAAGATGTCAGCTATATAATAGCCTGCCAGCTAATACTAACGAGCTAGTCGCTCAGTATATTACCGTGATAGAGGAAGAGTTGAGTAAAATACAATTTAGTATTAGCTGGCACTAAGATTGAATGCAGCTATATGGGTGGTTCTCTGTTCGAGTTAGTTAAGGTATTATATACTGCAAACATTATTAATTGCTTTAAGAAGGTCGTTAATATCTCCAATAGCTTGGAGGTGGATACGAGCTATATCGTAGATCTACCGCCTGCAGAGGTTGATATGTTCAGTAGCTTTGTCGAAGAGCAGCGTAGTGCTAATCAAGAGCCTCAGTCGAGTATACCGATTCGACCTGCTTGATTTAACCGATTTATATTAATAAGTAAAAACAAATGAACGATTTTAATCAAATTTTAACGTCTGTTAAGGCCATTACTGACAATCAACGAACAGAGTTGTTTGTACCCTCTGCTAATGTTTCTGTAGTCTTTAAATCCCTTACTGCTAAACAACAGAAAGACTTAATAAAGACAGCAGCAGATAATAAACTGAATATGGTATCGCTTCTCGATACTATTAATAGCATCCTGCTTACTAATAGTATCACTAAGTGTGAGTTTCTAGTCTCTGATAGAAACTATATTATTGCTCAACTACGTGCGGCTACTATATCGCCTACGTATATATACAAAGAAAAGACGTATAACCTTCTCCAACTAGCAAAAAATAGAGTAATTATTGCTGATTCGTTAAAACAGCAAACAATTGAAACTACAGATTTAACTGTATATTGTAAGATACCTAACCTTCAACTAGACACAGTATACAACACAGTTCTACTTAAATCAGCAGATGATACTAAAAAATCGTCAGATTTACTTGGTGAACTGTTTATCTATGAAGTATTAAAGTATGTACAAAAAATACACAGCCCTGCTTTGGGTGTAGATATTATTATGTCAGATCTCGCTGTTAAGCAGCAGTTTCAACTCTTAGAGAGTTTGCCTGCTAGTTTGTACAATAAAATTGTTGAATATATTAATAAAGTCAAGGAATTTGAAGCAACTCTACTGAAAATTGACGACGATACTATCGAAATCGACATTAATCAGGGGTTCTTTACTACATAGTCCGTGTCACTATTAAATAATAGTGATGAATGATGCAGTAGTAGCAAGGTTAGACAAAGTAATACAGCTCCTTTCAAAGCTGCCTAGCTCTGAAGCGGAGCCTCAGCGGAAAAAACTATCTGATGACAGTAAAGAGCAATTTGCTGAGACAAAGCCAAAAGAGCCGCGCGAAATCGTCAAGAAAGTAACATCGGTTCGGATAGAGAGCTACAGTAATGAAGGTAAAAAATTCTTGAGCGACCTCTCCAATAAGGCCTCTAGTACAAAGACAGATAAAGCGGTAGCTGAAAAAAAGGAAGATGGAGGCAGTTTCTTTGGTAAGCTTTTAAAAATTCTGGGAGGCATTGCTATTGGCGCAGTATTATTAAAGTTTCTCTTACCTTTTATAAAGGATAAGGT